GCTACTCTGTGTCTGCTGTTCCGCTTGCTTCATTGCACTCTGCAACTTCGCAGTGTTGCCGTCCAGCACTACTTGCAACTTCTTCAGTGTGGTTTCCTGTGCTGACATTTGCTTCACCCCCTCTCTTCTTTTTCATTCGTTCGTTATGTCTGTATGCGTAGTCCTCAAACAACGCTGTATACGCTTCAAGAGACATCTCTTTCACTTCGTCTTCATGCTTGAACAGTGACGGATAGTATTCTGAAAGAGGTGTCAATGTTCGTTTATTTTTATCAAATAAGCAGGCAACACTTTCGCCTGTCTGAAGTGACAGATTGCGGAACATGATTGCCTGCTGTCTCGTTTCGTTTTCTCTCATTTGTTGTTCACGCTTCAATCTACGCTTTGCAGATTCCAGCAGAGCAACTATTTCAGGAAGAGTCATTGTCCAAAAGCCCCTGACATCCTGATATCCAACGTCAAGATATGTTGCCAAGATGTCATGCAACGCTTCTGTCATCGAAGAAGGAGCATTGTTTAATCCTTGATTGTCTCCAACTTCTCCTTGATTTCCTCCGCCTGTTCCTGTGGAAAAAAACCGGAAGCCTGGAAGATTGCCACATATACATCAGTGTAGAAGTCTACCTGTGAGCCCCCGTTCTGAATGTATCTGTCAAACATCGCATATACATCAGAAGACTTCACACCATGATTGAAACGATGCATAGCCGCATGTGTGACCATCAGCATTGTTCTCAGTGGTGGCATACCTGTTGCAGAAGTGCCGATTGCACCAATCAGGTTGTTTCCACCCAGTTTGTCTTCCAGTTCGCAAATCTGCTGTGCTTCGAGCACCAACTTGTATTCCTCATCTTCTGTCACATGCCATACAGTAAAAGGCTTGATAATCTGTGCCATAATAGTTCTACTCCTTCCATATCGTGTATAAGTTATATAATTTTGTAGATGTTATATACAAAGAAAAGGGGCAAGCAACGAATTGTCACCTGCCCCTTAGTTCAATGCATATCAAGAAGCAGGCGTGATATTGAAGTCAGAGCCAAGACCAATCGTCAACTGCCAATCGACAGGTGTATCAGGTCCACCAGCCGTCAACAGACGAGTGGCACATGTACCCTGGAACTCAACAGTCAAGCCATCAGCCAGTTCTGCACACCAATAAACATTAGTGCCAGCCGTTTCAAGAGCACGCATCGCTGTGTACTGAGCCTTCTCAGCAGTGGAACGATAACGGAAACGGAACACGATGTCGCCTGCGTCCTTCTGACCAACTTCATACTGCTTGTATTCGTCATCGATTGCAGAGTTATCAACCTTGTTGGCGTCGCCACCGAAATCCGGGAACTCTTTTGCGCCGACCATCTCAGTATAGTTGCCAGAATCAGTAGTACGATACTTCAACTTTGCACCATTAACCAACATATCGGATTACCTCACTTTCTTATGATTCGTGATATACATGTTCATCGTCCACACATAACAGTGCTTCATATCGCATCTGTTTGTGCTTATACAGTTCTTGAACAGGAACGTCCATGCACATTGTGCGTAAGAAGCCAAGAGAAGCCATCGCTGCATCAACCAACGCAACTGTCTCAGTGGTAGATTTCTTGTCCCACACATCAATACGAAAGACAATGCGTGCGGTTTTCTCTTCGTCATCTGTCCACTCAATCACTTCGTTCTGTTCTTCGGTATATGTTACTTTCGGAAATGTCTTCCATTCCTTAGGAAATTCATCACTTACATCAGCAGAAGGACAACCGCTGACAAGTGCTGAATAGATTTCAGGTTTTGCGTTAATCATGGTCAATCCCTCATCGCTTTCTGTAAATCTTCTCTGATGCCCTTCATGATACGGTTGACATTGTTATTCAAAGCAGGATACATATACGGTTGAGCAGGCTGACCGTCAATCAAGTGGCTATATGTGACTTGCACATCAGGTGATGTATCTGCCTGTGATGCTTCACCACGCTTGCCAGTACCGAACTCAACATAAGCCGCATATTCCTTTTCTGTATAGACAATGCCTTGCACGGCATTTCCACGTCCTTCAGTTGTTGCTCTTATGGACTGTTGCAACTCACCAGTATCAACGGGGCATAAGTCAACAGCTTCGCCACGGACATACTCTGTCCATTTCTGAACCGACTTTTCAAGGGCTTTATCTGTGTCGCTTATGGCTTGCATTGACTTCCTTAAATCGGACAAGCCTTTGATATAACTCATCAGATTGCTTCCAGTGCATACGTATTGAAAGTGTCACCTGTAAGCCCTTTAACAGATATCACTTTATAATCAGGGTCATCATTCGCACCAACATACACGCAAATGCCGTCACCTTCTTTGATGCTTTCTGAATCCTCATATTGCATCTTCAATATGTAACTCAATCGCTGTCCATATTGTGCAACGTCCATTTGACCGCTTGCATGCCGTATAATTGCTCTGATTGAAACAGGGTCATCCCAAGATGAGAAGGTGTTGCCTTCCGCATCCTTAGTCGTGACAGCCTTGCGTAAATAGAAGGTGCTTTTAAGATGTTGTCGCATTCGTCTCATAGTAACCTCCACTCACTCTTGCAAGTCTGTAACGGAAGATAGCCTGTTCAACAGACTTTGGAATATCCTCAAATACAGAAGAGATGCCAACTTCACTATCAGAACGACTTGTCATGCCCTCAGAACCTAATCTGTTGTAATATGCAACAGCCAACTCACGAACAGCCGGATTCAATGCGTCAATCAGTTTGGTGCGTCCTGTCATTGCAAGCACACGCTCTTCTGCTTCGCTAAGTAATACAGTCAGGAGTGCTTCATCATCGCATCCTGTCAACGTAGTAATAATTTCAAGATTTGTCATGATATCACTCCTTATCATACAGAGAAGAGAGAGCCGTTAAGCCCTCTCTTCCCGTGAATTCAATGCGTCAATTACTCATCAACGTTGCCGTTGTCAGTGCCGTCAACGTTACCAGCAGTCTCAGAGCCTGCAACAACGTTAGCGATAACAAGACCACGCTTGTTGTCAGGAACCCAGATATCGTGATACTTACGATAGTCAACCTTCCAAGCATCCGCATCCTGGTTCACATCAGGAGTGAAGATACGAGGCTTGTCAGTCTTGCTGACAGCAATAGGAGTACGACCGTCAACGACAATCCAGTTGATAACACCTGCACCAGTGTATCCATTAGTTGCGGAGATGGTCAATTCCTTGTACATACGTGCATCTTCCATAGCAATCAGAGGGCAACCATCAACAGCAGGAACCTGCGTATCGACGCCACCCTGACTGAAGGTGACAGCACGGAGCTGACCTGCAAGAGCAATCTCCAACAGACCCAGAGCATCGAAAGTGATGTGAACAACGATGTTCTGTGCACCACGCTTCTTTGCCTTGGTGATATCGGCTTTCAACTTCGCCAGAATATCCGTTGCAGACGGAGTATAATTCGTGACGTTGTTGTTAGCCTTTGCAACCTGATACAGAGAAGTCATACGGTAAGCATCAACCTCAGGAATAACCTTCTCAGCCTGGAACGCACCGAGAACAGCTGCGCCAGTCAAAACGAAGCCACTCTCGTCAACATCCATAGCGTCAATGCTGAACTGACGTCCACGGTCCTGAGTCATCTGTCTGGTCTCGTACTCAAGTGTAACAGTACCCTTGCTGTAACCGGTGTCGCGGTTATAATCAGCCAGACCATTCAAAGTCATCTTCGGAATCTTGATTTCCTTACCGCCGTTGTAGATGACCTGACCTGCGTTTGCTTCCATCCAGCCTGTACGAAGAGACTGAACAGCCAACTTATCCAACTGCTTCTGAAACAGTTTTGCGTATTCAATAACATTAGGCATAATCTTTACCTCAACTTTCTTATTTTTTGATTTGTTTGTGCTTTATACAATCCATATGATGTCTGTGCTCGAAAAAACTATCATATTGTGAATAGTAAAAATAACAACCATATGTCTCGTATATCATGTCGTCATACAGAAAAGAGATTAGCCAAAGAAGCCATGCTTCATAGCATTCTCAATCTGCTGTTCAAGTGTGGCGTTATTGTCGCCTGCTTTCTGCATCGGCTTTCCACCTTTCAGTTTCTCATCAACCGATGTCTGCACTGCTGACTGAAACGCCTTTTCAAGTGCTTCAATAGAAGCATTTACACTGTCTTCGTCTGTATAGTTGATGGTATCAGCCAACGATACAGGCAAATTCTTAGCAATCAGTGTCTCTTTCGCTGATGCCTGCAGTTCACGCTTCAGAATAGCCGCTTCCCTCTTTGCAAGGTCGTCAGCCTTTTTCTGTGCTTCGTGCTGTGCTTGCTCTTCCTTAGTCATCTTTGCAACCTTCAGAGCCTCTTGTACCGCAGTATTGATTTGCTCTTGTGTGGTCGCTGTCAACTTCGTTTCCTGTGTCTTCAAGGCTTTCGCAACACGTCTGTCAAACTCAGCCTGCATACCCTCACCCTTCAAGAATTCATCAAAGGCAGAGAGTTTCTGTTCACCGTTATTGCCGTTCTGAGCACCGTTCTGTGCACCATTATTGCCATTGCCATTGTTAGCCCCAGCATT